GGCGAACGGATGCCCGGCGGCGGGGCTGACGGAGGCGAGGATGATCGCGGTTGTCCCGAACAGCACCGCCCCGATACGAACAAAGCTGTAAGTTTCACCATCATTCTCAGTGAGAATAGGGACGACTACTCTTGCCACGACGCGGATCACAGCGCAGTCCTTACGTCGAATGAAGGGCAGGCTTTCGCCACGCCGGGCCAGTCCCTATGACCCTTTACATCGATCTTCGGGTATTTGGCACGATACTCCGCCACGAGGCGCCGGAGCGTTGCTTTCTGCGCCGGTGTGCGCGTGTCCTTCGGCGCTTTGTTCAGCTTGTCCATCCCGCCGACATAGCAGATACCGATGTTGCCGGTATTCTTGCCCCCGGTATGCGCCCCACGTTGGTTATCCGCGAGCGTGCGTAATGCTGTGCCGTCAAGCTCGACCACCCAATGGTAGGAAACCTGCTTGAACTTGGCGATATCCCATTGGCTGATAGTCGCGGCCTTCACATCGCGGCCTTCCGGCGTCGCGGCACAATGCACGGTCAGCGCATATATCTTTGAAGGGTCCATCCAAGCCATAGCCCCTCCATATCTCAGGAGGGGCAAGAGGTCAAACAGATTGAGGCCCTAGTTCCTTGCGGATTTGGGCTAAGTATTTTTCCGCCGTCCTGTGGGAGATACCGGCGATGTTGGCGGCAGCGGCCACGGACAGATAAGCCTCGTCATGGCTGGCGAGAACTTCGGCAAAAGCCTCCAACCGCTTTCTGGCCGCGTCCTTGGCTTGCCTAGCCGCTTTCCGCCTGCCAGCGTCGGAGAAGTTATTCACCCAATTATGCGCGCCCCGCCTCATGAGTTAGCCCCGATAATCTGTTCGATCATGGCAAGATCATCGCCGGTGGCGGTCTCTCTGGCTTCCTCCATCATCCCCATCCATGGGTTGTATGGCGCCCACCACTTCGCGCCATGCCAGAGCATCGCCAGCTTACATGTCGAGGACAAGAGAAAGAATTTCAGGTTCATGCCACCACCTCTTGCTCGGCCAGAAGCCGCTCCAGGTTCTGCACTTCGGCCTTTTGGTCCCACGAAAGCTCTTCCGGCCAAGTGGCAAGCGCCTCCAGACGGCGAGCGGCCCATGAGTAATCTTCCGGCTCGCCCTCCCCGTTCACCAGACGGCGGCGGATTTGCTGGATTTTCTCGCTCACGACACAACCACTTTCTCTCTTTTGCGGAGGCTAAGGCCAACCAGGCCAAACCCCATCAACATCATGCCCCAAGTCTGCGGTTCCGGCACCGCGCTGCCGCCCGAGCCCCCGCCGCCCCCAAGCGGGAAAGAGGGGTCGCCGGGGAACGCCACCCAACGCCCGGGCTTTGGCTGGAGGTCAGGCAGCGTGACGATATCCGTCGCCCCCATGACATAACCGCCCAAGCCCGGTGACGGGCAGTCCAGAATAGTCGCCCCCTGCGGCGCATACCTCGAAGTCACCCCGGATAATGGGGGCGCATAGCGTTTAGCCGCAGGGGGCTTCACCGCCGGTCTGGCCTTGACCGTCGGGGATTTCGTGACAATAGCACCGCCGGTGAAGCCGATAGGCCCGGCGAACAGGGCGGTGCAAAGCGCAATCTGCGCGGGGGAAAGTGCCATGATCGTTCCTTGCTTTCCGTGAAACGAGGTTACTTGCGCCCGGTCCTGTCCGTCGGCTTGGAAAGCGCGGCGGCCAGCTTGGCGTCCTTGATCTTGGCCGGGTTGTGGCCAGCAGCCGTAGCTGCTTGAGCGGCAGCCGCTTCCTTGTTCTTGCGCACTTGGGCGCCAAGGGGGTTCCAGATGTCGGCGAACTCTTGCTTCCAATCAGACATATCAGTTTCCTTTTCGTGTTGATCCGTAATATGCGATCAATGCCGATTCGGCAAGGCCGCCGTGCTTTGCCAGCTTCCAGAAATGCGCCTCGTTGGGGAACAACTGGCTGGCACGGATATGACTAGCGCTCTTGTCGGACTTGGCCGGGATACCCACGGCTTTCTTCCACTCTTGCGGCCTGACGAAGCTGACAGGCACGCCAGCACTGAACGCCAAACCCATGACGAAGCCGAACACCTTCCCGAAGTTGAACATGCTGGTGACGCCCTGACCGGGCATAGCACCGACTTGCTCGATCCAGATATGGCTGGCGAAGGGCAGAACGACGTTCCACTCTTTCGCCCACGCCACGAAATCCAGTTCCTCGCCAACCAGAGGCGGGCTTTTGACGCTGGCGATGCCCTCCGGGTTCAGCACAGCCATGCCGCCTGTCTTGCCGGGGTCTATGCCGATAATCATCAAAATTGATCCTCGTCGAACGACTCGGAAAGCAGTTTCCGTTCCGCCTCCAGAATGGCCAACGGCGCTCCCTTTGTCCAGTCGATACCGGAGCCGGTGGACGACGCCAGGCAGGAGAACGGGACCGCATTGCGGAAGACCGGCGAAATCGTGCCCCAGCTTGCCTGCAAAGCCAACGTGAGCGCGTCCCACTCCGCATCGGGCGTAAGCGGCGGTGCGTCCGTCAATACCTCGTAGCGGCAGACCGCGCGCAACCAACGCTTCTCAAGGTCGAAAGCGGGGGTGCCCGTCATCGGGGCCACTCGTGGTCGCAATCAGGGCAGCGCCAAGCTATAGTTCGGTCACGGCCTTGGTCATAGATACCGATTTCCCGGCCAAAATGGCCTTTCTCCCGATTGGCGCCATACATTTCAGCGATCCGGTCGGACTCTTCATCCGAGCCGGTCTTGCCCTTGAAGTAGGACCAGATATGCTCGCCTTGAAGGTCGCTTTTGCATGAAGGGCAAATCATTTCCGTCCTCCTACTTCTCGTATTGCTCCAAAATCGAGCATTCCGCCTTAATCGGGATTCGGTATTCCTTCACCCAAGCGGAACGCTCTTCCATGCACTGCTGCAAGACCAGATCTGGCCGGTGCACTTCCCGTGTAGGCTCGGTCACAAGCTCATCATAGACCTTGAACACGACGGGCAGGCCGCTCTCTTCGCAGCGGACACCGGCTTCCTCCATGATATCCCGCGCCGTGCTCTGGACGACGTTCTCCGCCGCGAGGCCGCCGAACATGTGCTTGCGCTGGCGCGTCTTGCCCTGGAAGCTCAGGAAGCTCCACGACGGCAGGATTTCGTTGGCGTCCCACGGGGCTTGCTTCTGCTCGCGGTGCGGCAGGTAGTAGAAGATATCCCGCCCGCTCGGCAGTGTGCAGACGAGATAATCGCCCTTCACCTGGTAGCGGATACCGCGATACTCGTAAGCCCGCTTGGCGTTGCACCACACCGCGTCGGTGGACGCCTTCTCCAGCCCATACCAAAGCTTAGGCACCAAAGGTGCCCATTCCTTGCGGTAGGCCGTGATGCAGCGCTCCGAGAAATCGAGAGGCTTTTTCGTCACCAAAGCGAACTTCTTGGCGGACATCTGGAAACCCGCTCCCAGGACGACGGTCTTTCCTTCGTGTCGCAGGTGCGGGTGTTCTTTCTTCGTGACCGGGTGGCCGTAGATCGTGGCCGCCATGTCGCAGTAAGCGTCGCCGTGGTCGAAGCTGTCCGCGCGGTCATACTCGCCAGCCAGCGCCAGAACGACGCGGGCCTCAATGGCGTTGAAGTCCCCGACGGCGAACACATGCCCCTTGTCGGGCTGGAAACAGCCCCTGAGCGTCGATATCACTGCGTCGTAGACGTTGCCGCACGCCTCGTTGATTTGGGCCATGTCGCCAGCCCGTATCATGTCCATGACGTGACGCTGCGTGAGGTTGTCGGACAGGATCGTGGGCCGTGGCATGTTCAGCGGCTGCACGAGCCTGCCAGCGTCTCTGCCAGTTCGGGCGCCATGGTATTGCATGGTCCCACGAACCCGTCCGTCGAAGTTAGCGGTCTCCAGCATCCGGCCCAGCTTGGCGACGGAAGAGGAAGCCAGCATCCGGCGGATTTCGATAACCTTGAATATCTCCGGCGTCATGCCGTCCACGTCGTCAAGCGGGTTTTCCGGGTCCAGATACCAATCCAGCGTTTCCTTGCGCAAGTCGTCGATCTTCAGGCCCTGCTCTTGCAGCCATTCCACAATCTTGGCGCGCTGCGTCGGCTTCAGGCCGCCTGTCAGGGCCTTGAACTCAGCTTCCATAGGTTCGCGGGCGGTTTCCAGCAGGCCCATGCACTGGCGCACATAACCCACATCGATCCTGATACCGCGCTGGTTTGCCTGTTGGTTGCGCAGCCACGCGGCACGCTCGGAAGGCCCTAGACCGCCAAGCCGGAAATGCACTTGGTTCTGTGTGGCAACGTCGCGGTCACAATAGGCCATGAGCCTGCGCAGGTCTTCCGGCTTATGATCGAACATGCCGTCCTTACCGGGCTTGCACATTTTCATCATTAGCCGGTGCCCTTCCATATCCTTCTGGATAGGCAGGCGCAGGGCTTCCCCGAGCTTCTCCAGGGCCATGGGCAGGGTGCGACGGGCGGCAACCGCCATCGTGTCATGCCAACGCTCCGGCGGCAGGTGTGGCCAGCCGTATTGCTTGTGCATGATGAACCACCAGATAGCTTGCTCGAACTGCGCGTTGTGCGCGATGAACATGACTTCCGGGTTGTCCACGAGGGCCTTCAAGCGAGGGTCAAACTCCCGAAGCTGGCGCTCCGTGAAAGACAGCGTTTCCTCTTCCTTGCCGTCGCGGATAACCCCGACAGACATGCACAGGATGAAGGTAGAGGGGTCTTCCGCGTAGCGCCATGCTCCGACCTTGGTGAGGTCCGCGCAAGAGGCAGTCTCGAAGTCCGATTGCGCGGCGAGAGTCATTATCCGTTCCTTTAGGCGTCCGTTTGAAAATTAGGGGAGAGCCGAAACCCTCCCCAGGTCTTCCACCCTCAAAAAGCGTGAGCATCAATCTTTTCGGCGCTGGCGGACGGGCTGTAGTCCGTCGCCTGGCCCTGATAGTGGCCAAACTCGTCATCCCTGGACCGCTCTGGCGACCGGCGCTCGCCGTCCTTCACGAACACAAGGTTGCGAATGTAGGCGCTCACGCCGTCCTTATCTTCGGCCTTCTTCCGGTCCCAGCAGGACAGGTTGAACGAACCGCCGATGAAGGCGCCGCGATAGAACTTGTCCTTGTATTCGTTAAACGACAGCAGAGTGTCGAGAACGATGGTCTTGGGCCGGGCGATGATACCCAGCTTGAACCCGAAGCGGTCAACCTGTTCACGCTCTTTCTGGTCAAGCTCCTGCATGTAGCGGTCGAGGAAGCGATCATGGAAGGCCACGCGGCTGGAGGCATTCAGGATACCGGCGAACGAACCCACAAGGTCAGCGCGCTTCTGAGCGGTCTCCCGGATTTTGAAAGCCTCTTCCTCCGACTTGCCGCGCGCGTTCAGTTCCGCGCCAGCCAGGGCACGAGCCGCAGCCTTTGCGCCGCTGATAACGCCAAGCTGGTAGTCGTCAGCGCCGGTGAAGGTGCCGTAGCGTTCCTTGATGGCGTCTGCCTCCAGTTGGAACAGCGCCGTGGCGTCTTCCGCTTCGAGACCTAGGGTCACAGAGTATTTGGTTTTGGCGGCCTCCGCAGTGCGGGGCTTGGAAGCCTCGGTGGCGTTGATATACAGCGCGCGGGCCGGTTGCTTCAGGGTGTAGGTGTAATACTTCGCTTTGGTAGCCATGTCGATATCCTCTCAATTACATTTCAATAGTGGGCAAATTCACGTTCAAAGTCGCCAGCCGGGTTGACCGCAGGGGCCGAATCGGTTGCCGCAGCCAGAGTATACCCGGTTGACGGCGGGAGGAAAGCATTTTCTGCAACGAACAGCTTTGCCTTGGCGGACAACTTCTCGATCTGCGCTGGCGACTTCAGGGCCTTGTTGTAAGCATCGTCCCCGAAGGTCATACGCAGCTTGGGTTCGGTGTCTTCCTTCCAGTCTCGTGTCGTGCGCTTGGCCACGAGCTTCACGTTCTTGAGGGTCGCGCCCTCCACGAGCCGGGCCTGCAACCGGGCTTCCATCGCCTTGATGAAAATCTTGGCTGGGCCAGCCTTCAGGTAGAGGGCGTCCAGTTCTTCATCCGTCGTTTCGACTGTTGCGTTCGCGATCATCTCGAAATCCTCCCTCAATTTGGGGCAGTGAATCTTGGCGGGGCAGAAGCGGCAATGCTCGCCCGTCTGGTAGTCATCGGCGCCAGCGGCGGCCTTAGCCATGCCGGGCAGTAGGGTTTCGTTCCCCCACGTCCGAAGCTCGCCCGCCGTCGTAAACCATGACTTGACAGGTTCCCCGCTGGCGAAGCGCGGCTGCACGATTGTCAACCGAACCGGAAAATCGTCGGGCAGGTCGGGCGCAACTTCCATCATCACGCCGAAACCGTAGTATTTCAATTGCGGATTCCCGGCGGGGTCGACGCCAATGCCGGCACCGAATTTGAAATCCACCACATCCAGCACGCCGGCCAAAGCCACGAAATCCGCAGTTCCCCAAAAATACTCGTTGGGCTTGAACTTCTGGCCAATCGGGTGTTCGGCGGCGGAAAAGTCCGCGCCTTCTGCCAACGGGCGCGCGAAATCCAGATAGACCTGCACGGCGTTGGGGTCGATTGCGTCGTCCCGTTCCGCCACGTCGAAGCCGTCAACCTTCGAGCCGACATACTCCCAAGCGTCTTTGCCGCTATCCAGGCATTGCTCCGCCAGCTTGTGCGCGGCGGTGCCGAGAGAGGCGTGTTCGCTTTCGGTGTCTTCCGCGCCGGTGCGCTCGATCAACCCGAAGCTGGCCGGGCATTCCAGCCAGCGTTCCGCGCCGCTGGCGCCAAGGGGGCTATGCTCCGACATGGCGTGTCGTCGGCTGGAAGAGGATATGGGTAGGGCGCTCCCACAGCGAGCCGTCGGCGTCAGCCGCGAGGAACTCCCGGCATTTATCGACGGTGTGCCGCGCGTAGGCCAGTTGTTTGCGCTTCCGGTAGAGCCATGAATACCGCGCCATTTTCACCGTCGGGTAAGCGAAACGCTTACCCCCGTCCCCTACATTTTCCGGCGCAACGCCAGAAGGCACTTCCGGGTAAAGCACGAATTTCCAAAGTTCTGGCCGCGTGTCCGACCAATTGCAGAAGGAAAGCCGCACTCCGCACCGGGTGACCTTCATAACTGTGAAAGTCCGCTGATATGGGGGGCCGTCGTTCTGTTCCGGGTCTTCCACCCGATACCATTTATCCCCGATTTCCGCTTTCATGTTCCGTTTCCTTGCTTGCATTCTCGCGTTAGCGAGCACTTTCCGTGAGGGTGTTCGGGAGGGCGTGGGCTAGCAGGCAGCCCTCCCGAACTTCGTTCAGCCGTGGTAGGTTACCCCGGCGTCCATTTCTGCCAAGCGGATGAAGTCCCAGCGCTTGGCGTCGCCCTTGATGTTGGTTGGGCGAGCGAACTCGCCTTCCTCCAGGAAGGGCTTGCAAAGATCGAACACCTTCTGCGGCGAACCGTAGTGCTGCGCCAGACGAGCGCAGAAGCGTTGAAGCTCGGTGTCCGTGACAGGCGCAAGGCCCGCGGCTTCCGCCTCTGGCTCACTGGAAACAGTCGCAGTCTCCGAAGAGGTCGAGGAAGCATCTTCCAAAGGCTGTTCGGCCTCCGGTGCAGAGGGCTCGCCAGTCGATTCGTTTCCCTCGTCAGATTGGGTGGCGGCATCTTCCGTCGTAGGAGGCGTATCCGTGGCGGCAGTATCGGTCTTCCGGGGCCGTCCGCGCCCTCGCTTCGGTTCGTTGGGGGTCGCCGCACTCTCGCTGTTCTGCGGCTCGTTTGCGGTCTGCTCGCCATTCTTCTGATGCTGTGGGGTAACCGACGTAGCGACCGTGGATTGAGCTTCCACCGTAGGTGCAGCCCGTGGGCTCGCCTTCGCGTCCGAGATGGAAGAAATGCCCGTCAGAAGCTGGCGCATGTCCTGCTGCGCTTCCGTTACCGTTTCCGCCGTGATTGTGATCGTTACTGCCATTTTTCGTTCCTTTCAAAAATTCAATTACGTCTGGGAAATTATCCCGCAGGATTGCCGCTGTCAGACGAGGACTGGTTGAGCCCCGGCAGTCTTTGGCGTTGCGAATCGCTGCGAGGAAGTTTCCCAGTTCCGATTCGGAATATTTCATTTTCCTTCCTTTCCGTCAATTAAAATATCGACCCATCCAACTTCGGGTAGGGCAATACGGGGTAGCGAAGAGCGGATAAAATCTTCCGGCGTTTTGCACCCGCAGCATTGATAAAAATATAGCGGTGTTTCCTTGTCCGAGGGACGAGGGAGAACCGTTCCCCAAACTCGGCGCGGATTTCTTCGCTTGTCATTTTATCCGCCCATGTCTGCCCATGCTTGCTTTCTCCTGCTATCGTCCACGAGGTTCGTTTCGCTGAAAGCCCCGTATACAGCCAATTGGTTGCTTGATAAATGGTGCCTACATGCCCCGCGCCTGTATCGGCAAACGAGACTATAATAGGCTTCCCCGCGTGCCGGATTGACCGACCGATAAGAAAACTCTCCCCGTTTCTCGGTGCGCTGTCGTCCACCCACAACCGGGTCAACTCTACTACGTCGGGCGCGTAATCCGGCCCGGCGACGCCTTTCCGCAGAGGCGCGCTAGACGGAGTGCCATACATAACGACACCCTTTAGTTCCCCTTCGGGGGACCGTAACCCGAAAGCAAAACTGCAAGGGGCTTTCCGGTGCAAGTAATGGCGCTCAACAACAATCTGCTGCGCTTCCTTCCGGCATACCGGGGCAACGGTCCACTGTTCCAACGCCATCGAATCACCCAATTGTCTTGTGAATAACTTGCGCTTTTTCGAGCGCGGCGACAAGAATTTTCTCCGCAATGCTGGCAGGCGCCACGAGGAAATCTGCGTGAACCTCCCCCGTCTGGCCACCACGGTCCAGCCGGTCCACCGCTTGCTGGTTTTCGCCCGGCGTCCATGATGGTTCAACCAGAACGCAGCGGGTGCAGACTTCCTGCAACCCATCAACGCCAGTGCCCATGGATTGGATATTCCCTAGCATAACCTGCATTCGCGGGTCTCGTATAAAGGTATCGACATATGCCTGCCGGTTCTTCGGGCTGGTGGAGCCGTCGATCCTCAGCACGCCATATCGTTGCAGGGCTTCCTGCAAAATGTTCAGCACTTCGATATGCCATGCGAAAACAACAACCTTGTCCTCGCCGCCATCCAGAAGCACCTTCACGAAATCGGCAGCTTGGGGCGCAACCGCGACACCCATTTCCCGCCGAACCTGCGCAATGTGACCGAGTATCTGATAATCGTTCGTGGTTTGCAGCACGTCCATGTCGAGGCCCAGCAGGCTTTCCGCCTTCAGCGCCGCCCGGACTGCGCCGGTTTCTTCCATCTGCACGACTTCATAGCGTGGCGTCTGTAGCTGCGTCATCACGTCCCGCTTGGCATGGCGAGACATGAACATGCCGCGCATACGGTTGCCAAGGTCGCGCACCCGGCCAACCTTTTCGTCGGTCGCGTGTTTGTTCTTACCGTCCGCGCCGCGAAACTCCCGGTGCTTCTGCGGGTTGTAGCGTTGGCGGAAACGATCAAGCGACATATAGTCAATCGCGTCCCAGCATAGCGCTCGGGAAGTTGTGTAGGCTTCCAGCGGGCGGTTGACGATTGGCGTGCCGGACAGAGCCAGGATATGCGCGCAGCGGCTGGTGATCGACGGCAGCGGGTCTTCCCCGCGCTTGTAGTGATACATGCCGTCTGCCATGCCATAAATCGCTTTGGTTTGGGAGGCTTCGCCGTCTTTCAGATAGTGGCTTTCGTCTATGATGCACAGGTCAAAGCGTTGCGCGGCGATGGCGGCCACAAGCGCCGGGTTCCTCGCCAGAGCGTAGCTGATGACCGTCCATTCCGCCGTCGGGTGGATACCATTGCGGGCGCTTGTCACCGGATAGATGACGAAAGGCCACGCCATCGTGGACCACTCTTTTATCCGCCGTGCCCATTGATGGCGGATTGCCGCCGGGCAGATGACAAGGACGCGCTTGGCACCAATCTCATTGGCGTAGACGATGGCTTGCGGAGTCTTGCCCAGGCCAGGGGCGTCGGCAATCAGCCCTTGATTGCGTTGCAGCACATATTCCAAGCTGGCTTTCTGGAAGCCCCACAACTCCTTGCCGGGCGGCATTTTGAAGTGCGCGCCGGATGAATCAGCCGACGACGCCTTGATGCGAGCGAAAATCGGTGCAAGCTCTTTCTGCGCAGCGGGCGTGGCGATATGAGCCATGTCGGCTACCGGCCAAGGGTCCGACGAGTAGAACACCGCATGACCGGGGCGGCTGTCCGTCTTGGAGAAGTCCAGCCCGCGCTCCACCATGAGACTGCGCATGTCCACTTCCTCGCCCCGTCCGAGCGTAAGAACGTAGTCTTTGCCGGTATAATCGACTTGCACTAGAATAGGCTTTCGGGAAACTGGCCAACATGGGCGGCCACGCGTTCGACAGCCTTGGCGTAGTAACCGGGATCACGCTCGATACAAATCCACTTCCGCCCGGCGTTCTCGGCGGCGATAGCCGTTGTGCCGCTGCCCGCCGTGTTGTCCAAGACCGTCATGCCCTCGTTGGTGTAGGTGCGAATCATATACTCGAACAGCGCCACGGGTTTTTGGGTGGGGTGAACGCGGTCGGCGTCCCGCGCGAAAACTTGGACCGATTGAGGGTAACGGAAGCCCCCGTTTTCAGTGGTTACGCGAGTTTGCGCTCCGTAATTGCTACTAGCTCGCCCGCTTTTCTGGTTATATGGCCTCCCCTCGGCCATCTGCGGGATATACGGGGCCCGCGCTCGACAAAACACCATTACATTCTCGTGCGCTTTCATGGGCTGTTTTTTAGCGTTCAAATGACCGCTAGCCGCAGTCTTTTGCCATATCCATTCGTATTTAAGTTCATTCAGCGCCGATACTCCCAACACTTTATCAAAAGGACATTGTGCGGTCAACACAACCGCCCCACGACACAGACGCCAATACTCGCGCCAGAGAGGCTCCAGCGGTAGCACCGAGTCCCATTTGTTCTGCGTCGTGCCGTAAGGCAGATCGCATAGCACCATATCCACGCACCCATCAGGTAAGCCGCGCATAACATCGAAGCAGTCGCCCCGATAAAACACACCGTTTCCAATTTTAGTTTCCATATCAAAAATCCGTTTCTTTGATATCTACAGCCTTGGCGGGGTGCGTGTCAGGTATCCTCCACACGTCGCCTTCAGGCACCCACGCACGGTAGCGGCTCTTTTGTCCGTCCTTGAGCCCCGTGCGAATCGTCCTCTTAGGCACATCATAGCGCGCCGCGATGCTTTCCACCAGATGCTCCAACGTCATCGGGCCGCCGGATAGCATGTCCGCCAGAAACTCCGCCTGCATCCATTCTTCGCTGCCCTTGCCGGTCAGCTTTTCGGGTGGCGGAGGCGCATAATCATGGTCGCGCGTGAACGCCAGTGCCTCGCCGTATGCCTCGCCCCTGAACGCCAGCGGC